TTCGAATCCCGTACGGGTCACCAAATAATAACCAAAAGTCCGTATTTTCGGGCTTTTTTTAATGCAATTACCGTGTATATTTTCCATATTTTCCATATTTTCCATATATTTCGCGGTAAAACGGCGGTAAAAAAATACCACGAAATTATAGATATTTATCCGTGGTATTTGCTATCTCTTTTTTTATTTCATATGATAGATGTCCATATTTATTAATCGTTGTAGAATAGTTAGAATGTCCAATACGAGAACTTATTTGGTAGAGTTGTTTACCTTCAGCCATCATGGTTGCTACATATGTGTGTCGTAAATCATATAGTCTTATTTTAGTAACTCCACATAGATCACAGAACCTGTGAAATTGTTTTCTTAATGTGACATCTGAATAGGGCTTTTTTGTTTCATAATTAAAAAATATAAGTGAATTATCCTCAACTGGATATTTCATTTCATTTATTAAAAAATCTTTATATTTAGATATTTGATCTATTACTTTTTGTGTAATTGATACTTCTCTTTGTGAGTGACTGTTTTTTGTATCAGATAAAAATGAATCTGATTTTGTATCATAATTGATTGAATGCTTAATATCAATTGTCATTTGCGTTTTATTAATTGATTTATATGTTAATGCTCTTGTTTCACCAATTCTATCACCAAGAGAGAAGCCAATTGTTACTAAAGTTTGAATCATTAGCGCTTGTCTTTTAAATGTTATGTCGCTTGAATCATTTATTAATTGCTCTATTGTAGTAAAAAAGTGCATTATTTCATTTATAGTCCAATATTTCATTTCTATTTTAGTTTCTTTATATTTTTTAATTTTTGATATTTCATTATACATTACTATATTTTCTTCGATACACCAATTTAAAAATGCTTTAATTGTTTTAATTAAATTATTTTTTTGTTTATTTGAACATTGTAACTGATCTATAAATTTTGCCCAATAATCTTTATTGATTTTATTGATTGGAATATTAATTTTCCCTTTAATATATCTATCATATGCTTTAGTTTTTCTTATAATGGTATTATAAGCTTGTTTCTTTACATATTTACAGGCTTCAATATATTTATCCCAAAGGTCATCAAAAGTCTCTTTGTGTTTAATTTCTTTATGCTTTTTCTCAATGATTATTTGGTTATCTCTTATTTTTCTAGCAGTTTCAGAATCATATATCTTATTGCCTCTTTCATCTTTGGAGATGCTTGTTCCAATCTTGCCATTAAACCTTATAACATAATTTTTATTTGTTTTATGCCTATAGATATTTTCCCATCTAGTTTTTTCATATATTTTTGTATTCATTTTTTTATTATACCTCCTGATATTTTATTTGATTTTTTCAATATCTATGGTATAATGTAATAGAAAGATCCAAAACATTATATCATTGATATTTTGTTTTTAGTCTTAGCCGACTTTGTGATTTTTCAATTTGACTTCGTGTTACCGCACGAGGTCTTTTTAATTTGATTTAATTTTATTAATCAAGTATTTTATTGGAATATATATTACATATTTAAATAATAGGTAATACATCCATAATATAAATTTAACAAACATTATAAATAATCCATCTTTTTTCGTTGGCATTAAACTAAAAGAGGTTTTATTATATACTTTATTGTAAATTGCTTTTTGGGGATTATTTACATATCCCATACCTTTTGTTTGATATAAGGGATTAACTGTTTTCTTTAAATTTCTTTTGATTTTTCCAGTTGTTCGTGATTTGACACTTTTTTCAATATTTGGCTTTCTAATTCCAATTTTCATTTTCATCCCACCTTCCCATAAATTATATTAATTTTCATTTTTTTCCTTCTTTATCAATTAAATTTAAAAAGTCCTTTAACATTTTCTTCTTTTCATCAGAGAGATTTGAAATTTGTTCCAATAATTCATTATCATTATTTAAATGATTTACTTGCGGAAAAAAGTAATTAATTGAAACTCCAAAATACTCTGCAAGTTGATAAAGAAAATCTTGCTTAAATTGTCGCATATTATTTTCGTATCTTGCAATTTGTTGTTGAGTAATATTGAGTTCTTCTGCTAATTTTTCTTGTGTTAAATTTTTTTGCACTCGTAATTCTTTTAATTTTCTTGCGGCGTATTTATTTATATCCATAATGCCTCCTCAAACAATATGATAACACTTTTTACTCCAAAATGGAAGAAAAAGTAACAAATATTACAAATAAGTGTTGACAATACTCCATAATGGAGTTATCATTAAATTGTACGGAGGTGACAAAATGCAGATAAAATTAATTGGATTAAGAAAAGAATTAAAAATAAGTCAGAAAGAAATGGCTATATTATTAGGCATTTCACAGAAAACTTATTGTCAAAAAGAAAATGGTAAAACAGAGTTTCTATTAAGTGAAATGTTTATAATATCAAAATACTTTAAGTTACCTGTTGAACGTATTTTTTTACCTAGAAATACACCAAAATGGAGTTAAAAAGTCGGCTAAGACCAAAAACAAAAACTAAAAACAAAAAATGATATAAGGAGGATCTATTTATTATGGAAAAAAAATTTTATACTGTTAAAGATTTAGTGGAAATGACTGGCTATGCAAGTTCAAAATGTTATTGGTTAATTGATAACCTTAACAAAAAACTTAAAGAACAATATCCAGATTTAGTTATCTTTAAAGGAAGAATATTAAAGAGTGTTTGGGATAAACAATTTGAAATAAACGAGGATGGTGATAAAAATGAAATTAAATTTTAAAAGGACATTCATTTTTATAGGAACTTTAATATTACTTGTATCTGTTATTTCTCAATGGTTTATAGTAGCATTTACAGTTGCATCCTTTACAGTATTTGGAATTATTATTAATTTAATTGAAATGACTATGTGTGCTTATGGATTAGAATTTATATTTAATTACATAAAATAAACAATTTCAGGGGTGATTTTGGTTGTTTAGAAAGGAAAGATAAATTTGAATACAAAAGATAGTATAATATTTTACATTTCGCATTTTAATATAATTAAAGATGATTTAACCGATGAACAATTAGGTAAATTATTTAGAACTATTTTTAAAAATGTAGAAACAAGCAAAAACAACCTAAAACAAGCAAAACAAACAAAAACAAGCAAAACAACCAATGAAGATTTAGAAACAATTAAAAACAACCTAAAACAACCTAATAATTTTGAATTAGATGATAAAACTATTATGGCTTACAAATTTATAATAAATCAAATTATTACCGATGATGAAAAATATATGCAAACTGTTGAAAAACGCCGTATTTCCGGACAAAAAGGTGGAGCACCAATTGGAAATTCAAACGCAACAAAAACAAGCAAAACAAACAAAACAAGCAAAAACAAGCAAAACAACCTTAATGAAAATGAAAATGATAATGATAATAATAATAATATTAATATTTTTATTCTTTCTTTAGAAAAAGAAATAAAGAAAAAGATATCTGATGATGAAAAGTCAAATATTAAATTATGGTTTGAAACTTTTGATGGAGAAGTTATTAAGGCTGCTTTTAATATTGCAAAAAGAAATAACAAGATGTCAATTGGTTATATTGATGGAATTTTAAATAATTGGAAAATTCAAGGAAAAACAAAATCTAGTGATTTTAAGACAGATATAATTAATACGGTTAATAATCAAACGGAAAATATTTCTAAAGCTGAACTCACCGAAGATCAAAAACAGTTAATGAATTATGACTGGTTGGGTGATAATGATGGTTAATTTGAAAGAATTTTTTGATTACAAAACTAGATATAAAAAGTTATCTAAAAAATATAACACAGTTTTACTTAAATATGAGGCATTAAAAGAAAATGTATCTGATAAATGCTTTGATGTGATTTATGAACAAATTAGCGATTTATCACTTGTTAAGCCTTTGAAAGAGGAAAATAAGAGATTAAGAATAAAAAATAAAAATTACAAAGAAGAGATTAAACGATATGAATCCAAGTTTAACAAAAAGAAGAAAAAAGTGAGGTGAAAATGTCAAGAAGAATTAAATATTTTGGGGGTCAGCAAGAAACATTACCAATAAAATCCGAAAAACAATTAAAGTCAGTTATGTTGTATTTGCTTCAGAAAAAAGAACACGCAAAATCCAAAATAAAAGAATACATTGCATATCGAAATTATATGTTATTTCTAATTGGTCTTAATACAGCATTTCGAGCAGAGGATTTATTACAACTTCGAGTTAAAGATGTATTTAAGGGTTTTGTGTCAATAAAAGAAAATAAAACTGGAAAAGTGCAAAACTTTAGAATGAATAAAGAATTACATAAACAAATACTTGAATACATTGAATATTATAATCTTCAGCAAAATGATTACTTATTCATGGGGCAAAAGAAAAATGATACTTATAAAGGCAAATCTTGGAAAATAATTTATCCAATTACACGCCAAAACGCCAGATTAATTTTTAAAGATGTTGCAAAGGCTGTAGGAATTGATTTTAAATTTGGATTACACAGTTTAAGGAAAACATTCGGTTATATGTACATTAAACACGGAGGTAATGTTGTAACACTTATGAAGATGTATAATCACGATTCACCAAGTATTACACTTCTATACATTATGTGGGGTAAAGAAGATGCTGAATCAGATCGTACTGCTACATTTATCGGGGGGATAAAATAAAAAATTATCAAAAAGGAGGAATGTAGAAATGAGTAATTTTTTAAACAAAGTTGGTTTATATACAAAAAAAGACTTGCAAAATGAAGTTTATATCGCAACAAATGATACAAAAGATTTATATGAACAATCATTAAAAATCATTAATGATGAATTTAGCAAAAAAACTAATGAAAAAGATAAAGAAATTAATTCTTTGAAAGAACAACTTTCAAAATCTAATATTGATAATAGAAATCTTAATTCAAAAGTAAATAATTTGCTTAAAGGTACATCAGATTTGCAAGAAGTTAATATTGCATTAGCTGAAAAAAATGATGAATTAAATACTGAAAAATTGAACCTTCTAACGGAATTAGATGGTGTTTCGAATAAAGTTAAATTATATCAAAGCAAATTTGGTGCTGAAAGAAAAGAAGTCAATAAATATAAAAATTTATCAAGACATTTGCTATCAATTATTTTGGGTGAAAAAAAAACAATTGATTCTGATTCCAAAGCATTTTTTCAAAAAAAATACAAAGAATTAAAAAAAGAACTTGATATAATTAAAAAATAGTTTTAAAGACCTTGAATGAAATCTAAAAACCACACTTACATCCTTTCAAAAAACGATATTTTCTCATACCTCGAATACAAGCAAGAGGTTAGTGGTATTAATGCTTGTATTCAAAATAATAATAGTTGAATTTTAAATAATGGAGGAATAATGTTTAACGATATTAAAAAAGTAATTAAAGACATCAAAACTGATATTTATGATGTTAATGTAATATTCAATGAATTTCAAGACACACTCGGAAAAGAGTGCTTTAGAGTTGAAATTTATGATAAAAAATTAAGAGAAGTAATTCTTACTGAGGTTGTTTCAGAAATCTACAAAGATAGTATTTTACTAAAAATTTATAAGAAAATATTACTTGTATATAAGAGGTATCTAAATGAGTAAAGAGGTTAAAGTTGGTGCTAATATTGTAATATTTTGCTTAATAATTTTAACTATATTTGTAACTATAAATGTTATCAGAGATAATCAAATAGATTATACAGAATATGACAATTGCTTAAAAACTGAAAACTATGAATATTGTCAAGAAATATATTTTAATAAGTAGGTTTGTATGCTAAAGATTAGTGATGATATAGAATTTGAAAAATTAAAAAAGTGGGGTTTTAAAATAAATAAGAGTACATTACCGCCTTGCATATACATTGATGATGATATATGCCAAATGTATTTTGATTTAGATACAAAAAGGCTTGCATTTATTAATTATGGTTATGATCTATTTTATGATCTAATAATTTGTGGAATTATAGTTAAGGAGGCTAAAAATGAACAAAACAGTTGAAGAAGCATTAAATGAACTAATAGATGAATTAACAATTTAAAGGAGAAATAGTTATGAAAGTAATAATAACAAAAGCAAGTGATTGGGATTATAAAGAAGTCAAAGAAATAAACACTCTCGAAGAATTATTAAAAATTTATCCTTCATTGATTATTGATAGTGACAAAACTACTATTGATATTTACAAAGAAAAAGATGAAAAAATAGATTGTATTGTAAAAATTTATGATGCTCCTGTTGAATAAGGAGGATTAAAATATGAAAAGTGCTAGAGAGTTATTTGGAGAACTAGGATATAAATTAGATAAACAAGAAGATTATTTAATATATTGGAAACTTGCTAAAAAGCAGCGAGTAAATTTTTATCGTACACAAAATGAAATACAAATAGAATTTAATTTAGCCTATAAAACAATAGAGAAAAGAGAATTGTTTCATACCGATGAAGATAGCACAATAATTACTCTAAGAGAATTACAAGCCATAATCCAACAAATAAATGAATTAGGATGGAATAATGCTAACATTACCGATTAAGAAAAAATGGTTTGATATGATTTTATCAGGCAAAAAGAAAGAAGAATACAGGGAAATTAAACCTTATTATGTCAGCAGATTTTATAGCAACTATATTGCGAGTGGTGCAGGTTTAGAATGGGTGCTTAATAATAATCCTAGAGTTTATAAAGAAATTATATTTAGAAATGGTTATAGAAAAGATAGCCCTAAAATCAAATGCTATTGTTGCATTTCTAAAGGAAAAGGCAAACCAGAATTAGGTGCAGAGCCTAACAAACTATATTATGTATTAAAAATATTAAGTGTAGAGGAAGTGAAACAAATGGCTGATAAAGAATTAAATAGCCACGATTTGGCTAGAGAACTAGAAATAGTAAAGTTGCAAGAAGAGAATGAAAGACTAAACGGTGCTATACAAACATACAATATACTTCTAAAGTCAAATATTAAAGAAAATGAAGAACTAAAATCTCAATTAAGAGGTACAACACATTGCTTTGATGAGGAAGAACATAAAAAACTTAAAGAAGAAAATCAAAAATTAAAGAAACAACTTGAAGAAAGAAAATACTATAAATTTTATAAGTATGAAAATAATCCTTACGGAAGTGACCATTGTTTTTGTGAAAGACCTTGTGATAGTAATATGAGTTTAAAATGTTTCTTTGAAAATGGAGAGATATGTGTTTTTATGAGCGAAAGTTTAGTTGACAATCACGATATCATTGAAGAAATATCTCTTAACGAATTTGCACACGATTTTATTAAACCATTAATCAATGCAAATTTTCAAAATAAGAACCAACAAAAAGAGTTTATAGAGTGGCTAGAAGATATGTTAGATGATGAAAATGACATATTTTCAGTAGTTAGAATTAAGGATGCTTTACAAAAATATAGAGAAATAATAGGAGTATCAAATGAAAATACTATCAAATAAAAGATATAAGGAATTACTTGATTATGAAAATAAATATCGTTTACTTACTGGGCAAATCGTTACATTTTGTACAGGGGAAAGAAGTAGATATAAAGCACTATTAAGTATGGAAAAAGAAGAAATAGTATACAGGTATTTTGATTTATATAATGCTTATATACGATTATCAAAAAAAATAATAGGAGATGATAAATAATGGAAGACATACATAGTATTATTCATAGAAAAAAAGAGCGATTAAAAAAACTTAATGATTTTAATTATATAACTACTATGAACGATGTTAAAAGGAAAAATGAAATTTATCGTTTAAAAGGTTATATTGAAGCTTTAAATGATGTTAAAAATAAAAATATATATACACAAGAAAGAGATATACTTGAAAGAATTTATATAAATGTTGATGAAAATATAAAACAGATTATACGAGAATGTTGGAGGTAAATAATGAAATTAGAAGTTGGAATGTATGTTAGAGGTAAGTATTATCAATACAGAGGAAAAATAGGAAAAATAATCAAAAATTATAATAATGATTTAGAAATTTCATATAAAGATGGCATTTTAAAAACAAATGTAGGTAGTTTCATCGATGATAATTATGATATTAATGGGAAACAATATAAAGCAAGCTTTGACATAATTGATATTTTGGAAGTTGGGGATTATGTTAATGGGCATCGTGTTGAAGAAATAAACTTTGAGGATGAAGAAATATTTACAGATAGTGAATATTATTGTGGAATTGTGAAATTTTGTAATATTAAATCAGTCATCACACACGAGCAAATGGAACAAATGGCTTATAAGGTAAGTGAGTAAAGATGAGTGAACATTTAAAATTAGTTAAAGAAAATGCTTATATGAAACTATGCATTATACAATTAATAGAAGAATTAAAAGACAATAGGGAAACAAAATGTATTAAAGATTATTTAATTGATGTTGTTGATGGAGTTTATTGGAATACTCTAGGAGATAATAAAGAAGATTATTTTAATAAATTAACAAAGGAAGTGAAATAAATGAAAAAAGTTAAGATAATAGAATTATTAACATTAGTTGCAAATGACAAGATTAAAAATAATCAATTAGTTATAATTCAAGAAGAATGCTACAAATATAATATTAAAGAATTGAAATTTTATTTATGCCACGGCTTAAATTCTAGAGTATTTAGAACGAGTGAATTAAATGATACTTGTTATATTCTGGAAGAATACGATAACTGAAGGTTACTAAATACTATAAAAAATATTGAAAAATCGCAAATATTACTTATTGTAAAGTTTTTAAAAAAATAAAATAGTGAAATGTTAGATGTTTACTTTGAAAATGATATTAAATTGTGTGTACATATAAACTTTACAGTTTCAGCTGTTATGACAAGTTAATTTCATTCATAAAAAAAAGTAAAAAAAGAAGAAAAAAGAAAGGAAAAAAATGAAAAAATATAATCATTACTGGGATGCACAAAAACTTATTGTGAATTTTAATCAAAAAATTTGGAGACAAGACCTTGCTGATTTTATCAAAAAAAAGAAGTTTTGGGGTCCAACTCGAGTGTCAAAAGTAAAATTAGTTGATATAGAGCGTAATATCAAAATGTTTCAAATTTATGATAATTGGAATAATTATATAGAAATTAAATTTACAAATAAAAATGATATTGTATTCTCTTCAACTGATTTAACTGAAGATTATTTGAAAGAATTTTCACAGAGGCTTTATGAATGATAAAGATATAATTAAAACTGTCTTATCTGAATTAGAAACAATGGGAATTATAAAACCTAGAAATGAATTATTTAAAAATACTGAATCAATTTTGTATAATTATAAAGCAATTAAAGAAACTATCGGACAACGAAAAAATCAAATTAATGATTTAAAAAAATATGGTATTCCCAAAAAATCTAAATCATTATGCCCAGTAAGCAAAAATAATTCGATTAGAATTGAAGATAATGATTTACTTGATGTTACAATTAAAAATATCGAAAAATCTATTATTAAAACAAAAACATTAATTAAATACATTGATTCAATATTATCGAAATTTATGTCAGATCCTTATTACGATATAATTAAATTAAAATATTTTGAAAAAAAATCTATAGAAGAAGTTGCAAATGCCCTTGAAAAAGATGTAGCAACAATATCTAGAAATAAAAATCGTTTAATAAATGACCTAAAAATATACTTTATGCCGAATGATGTTTTATCCGATATTTTGGGCTTTTGATTAAGGAGTCGTGCAAAAATCGTGCAAAAAGTGCGCAATTGACATACTGATTTTTATATATTATAATGGGTAAAATGAAATTATTGTAAAACGAGATGACAAAAGCACGATTTTTGCCATCTTTTTTTATGATATAGAAAGGAAAAAAAATGGATAAATCGATTATTATTACAGCAATTATTTGCTTTACATTAATATTGCTTTCTTTGATTGGGGGTGATAAAAAATGATTAAAACAACTAGAATAGGTGATAAAGATTATATTTTAAAATCAAGTGCATATACAATTTTTGCATATAAAAATGAAACTGGAAGGGAATTACTTGAAGATATATCATCACTAGAGAAAATGCGTAATTCAAAGGAATCTTCTATAAATAATTTATATAAAATGACTAATTTAGGATTAAAGCTTGCTTATATTTTGATTATGGAAGGCGATGTTTCATTTAAATTATCTTATGATGATTTTTTAAGAAGTATCGATACATTGTATGAAGATACAACTTGGATTAAAGATGTAATTTTAGTTGGCAGTTCACCCTTTTGTGGGAGAATACAAAACTCCCGAAACGAATAATGCAGATTTTGATCCAACATTTGATATCTATAGCATAGTTGCTTTAGCTAAAAGGTTAAATATTACATTGGATGATATGAAAGAAATGTCTTTTGTATCATTTTTCAATATTGTAATGGCATCTGTTGAAGAAAAATCAAATTCTGCATCGCAAAATGATATAGATATGCTCTTTAGTTAGGAGGTTATGTGAAAAGTGGTTCATACACTGAAAGTTATGGATATTCAATTGTTGAAGCATTATGATATGATATTCCAATATTAACTTTTGAGAAACCTATTTTAAATGAAATAGGTTTTTTTGATGGTAAAAACGGTTATCTATTAAAAAAAGATAGATCTAATTGGAATGATGTTATAAAAAATATTTACAATATTCCAAAGAATTTTAATTATCATAAATTGGATGATTATGAGTCTTGGAAAAAAATAATAGGAAAAATAAAGAGATATTCAAATTATAAGGAGGAATTAAAAATGAGATATCTAGTTAAAGCATTAAATACTTATAAGGAGCAAAATTTATTAGATAATGAATTAGGCTTTATTCCTGAAGAAGGATATGAGTGGGAAGTTTCAAAAGAAAGATTAGATGTTCTTCTTGGTGAAAATGGATTTGGTATGAAGTTTGTTGAATTAGTTAAAGAAATTAGTTTAGAAGAACAAGAAAATCAAACATCTAATGAAGAAACTAAAGAAATAGAAGCAAACGAAGAAAACAAAGAAAACAAAGAAATAGAAACAGCAACTTTAAAAGATAAAAGAAATCCCAGGAAATAGTAAATTAAGAACTAAATTCTATAAACATAATAAATCTTGGCAGTCAATTAGAAAACTAGTATGGATAGAGCAGTCATTGTTATGTAATAGATGTCATAAACCTGTATGGGTTGAAGGACTATCTAGTCCTGATATTCCATTAAATAAAAGAGTTAAAGGTATTGTACATCATATTAAATATTTAAATGATAGTAATTTAAATGATATTAATATTGCTTTAGCAAGAAATAATTTGGAAGGTATTTGCATTGATTGTCATAACAAAGAACACTTTAAAACTGATGATAATTCTGTGAGAAGTGATATTAAATTCGATGAATTTGGCAATTTAATTGAAGTTAAAGAAGAGTGATACCCCCCTACATTCAGTTAAATTGATGTCTACGAAGGGAACGGGTAGGGAACCTTCAAAAAATGTGTGACTCGTGCGCATAGGAGGGGGGTAAATTGAAAGGTGGCGAAATTTGAATGAAAACAAAAGAACTTCAGGAAATGTTTGAGAAAATACCCGAAGATAAAAAAAGTCAGGCAAAAATCTTATTAGATGAGATAAAATTTATGCTTAAAACTACTAAAGTTTTAAAAGCAAAAATTAATAAAAATGGACCCACTGAATTATTTGAACAAGGTAGTCAAAAATTTGAAAGGGAAAGCCCAGCATTAAAGTCTTATAATCAAACAATGAAAATCCTAGATACATATTATAAGACATTTAGTGCATTAGTTCCAGAAACGCCAGAAGTTCCAACTGGAGATGATTTTGATGATTTCGTTAACAAATATTGAAAAGTATTGGGAATATATTCAAGAAAATCCAAAACGAATTAATGATAAAATTAGAACTGTTTATTCCAAGTTAGTCAATGATATTAATACTCCACTGACAGTAACTCATCAAAACAAATATACTGGTGAAATGGAAACAAAAACTTTTGTATTTGATAAAGAAAAAGGCCAAAGAGTTATAGATTTTATTCAGAAATTTTGCAAACATTCAAAAGGAAAATGGGCGGGTAAACCTATCGTGTTGGAATTATGGCAAAAGGCTTTTCTGGAAGCAATTTTTGGATTTGTAGATAAAGAAACAGGATTACGAAAATATAAGAAAGTAATCTTTTTTGTTGCAAAGAAAAATGGAAAATCGACTTTATCATCTGGTATAGGTTTATATTGTTTAACTGCTGATGGCGAAGGTGGAGCAGAAGTCTATTCTATTGCAAAAGTCAAAGAACAGGCAAAAATTGTATTTCAAGAAGCAGTAAGAATGAGAAATAAATCACCATCAATAAGGTCCAGAACAAGAGCAACGATTTCTGGATTATTTTTTGATAAAAAAGATGCAGTATTTGCTCCACTTGCAAGTGAAACCAATTCGCTAGATGGTAAGAATCCTAGCTGTACTTTAGCAGATGAAATATGGGCGTGGACTGACCAAGGATTATTAGACATTATGGAGGATGGCTCATCTTCCAGAGAACAGCCATTACTGGTTGAAACATCTACAATGGGAAATGTTCGTGAAGCAGTATTTGATAATGAATATGATTATGCAGATAGAATTATTCTAGGATATAAAGGCGAACCTGGAGGAATAATTGATGACACTGTATTACCAATTATTTATGAAATTGATGATCCAAAAAAATGGCAAGATGAAGATGCTTGGTATCAAGCAAATCCAGGTTTAGGAGTTTTAAAAGCTTTAACTTATATGAGAGGTAAAGCCACAAAAGCACTTAATAATCCATCATCTTTACCTAATTTTTTAAGTAAAGATTTAAATGTTCGACAAACAAATGCTAATTCTTGGTTAAAGTTCCAAGAATTAAATAATGAAAATACATATCAAGAATTAACTAATAAATACTGTATCGGAGGCTGTGATTTGTCATCTACAACAGACCTAACTTGTGCAACTCTACTTTGCCTTGATGGTGAAGAAATAAAGGTAAAACAAATGTATTTTATTCCAGAAGATATTATGGAATTTAAAATTAAAGAAGACCAAATTCCTTATGATATTTGGGAACAATTAGGATGGGTTAGAACTTGCAAGGGCAGTAAAGTAGACTATCATGAAGTTACAAATTGGTTTTTAGAACAAGTAAATAAATATAACTTACGACCTTTGTGGATTGGTTACGATAGTTGGTCCGCATCATATTGGTGTGATGAAATGAAACAAAATGGTTTTGATATGGTAGAAGTTAGACAAGGAGCTAAAACATTTAGTACACCAATGAAGCAAATGAAGGCTGATTTAATTGATAAAAAAATTAATTATAACAATAACCCAATATTAAAATGGTGCTTATCAAATGTTGCAGTAAAAGAGGATGATAATGAAAACATTAGACCAGTTAAAAGAAAGTCTAGAGCGAGAATTGATGGTGCGGTTAGTTTATTAGATGCTTATGTTGTTTATTTTGAACATTTACAAGAATATTCAAATTATGTAAGGAGGTGATAGTTATGAAAAGGAAAGAAAAAAGAAGTTTATTTAGTAAGATTTTTGGTACGAAAAAGCCAAATGAAACTTATGGTACTCAATTAGAAATGTTGAGTGGGTGGGGCGGCTCATTTAAAGCATTTGATGGTTTAATATACAATACTTCAGCAAGATCGTGTATTGATGCAATTGCTCGAAATGCTGCAAAGTTAAATCCAAAACATATTCGCAGCAAAGATAAAAAATTTGAAAAATTAAATAATAATATTACGAGATTAATTAGTCAAAGACCTAATGAAATGATGAATGCTTATGATTTCTATTACAAAATTGTTACATATCTGTATTTAGACAATGATGCATTTGTTTACATAATGAGAGATGAAAAGGATAATCCTATAGGCTTATATCCGATTCGTTCTAAATCAGTAAGATTATATGAATATAAGCAAATGTACTTTGTACAATTTTCTTTTTCTTCAGGAAAAACAAAAATGGTTGCGTATGATGATGTTATTCATTTAAAGAGAATGTTTTGTGAGAATGATATTTTAGGTGGCGATAATACGCCAATCATTAAAGCACTTTCATTTAAACAAATTATTAATGAAGGTATTATTAATGCAATTAAAACAACACAAGGTATTAAAGGAATATTGTATTCATTAAAAACAATGCTTAATCCAACTGATATTAGGCAAATAAGGGATGATTTTATATCAAGTTTTGTCGAAGATAATGCAACTGGTATTGGTGCATTAGATTCGACTACTAAATTTGAACCAGTTAAGATTGAACCTCAAACAGCAACTGATAGTCAAATATCAGGAATCGATAAAGAAATAAAAGATTATTATGGAGTAAATGATCATATTATTCAGTCAAATTATTCCGAAGATGAGTGGAATGCTTTTTATGAAAGTGTCATTGAACCGATAGGAATAATGTTAGGATTAGAATTTACAAATAAATTATTTACATTATCTGAAATTAATCACGGAAATAAAATAGTATTTGAAGCAAACAGATTACAATATGCTTCAAATAAAACGAAAATTGAAGTTGCTCAAAAATGCAACAATTATATGACTATAAATGAAATAAGAGAAATATTTAACTTACCACCGATTGATGATGGTGATAAGATTATGCAAGATTTAAATCATATCAATAATAAAATTGCTGACAATTATCAAGGAGGTGAAGAATAATGGATAAGGCAAAGAAAGAATTTAGATCATTAGTTGTAGAGATGCGTGCTGTTGAAGATGAAGGTAAAATGATAATCGAAGGTTATCCAATAATTTTTGATAAACCAGCAACACATTGGGGTTACACTGAAGTTATTGATAAACACGCACTAGATAATACTGATATGAGTGATGTTCCTTTAAAATATAACCACGAGGATAGTCATTTGATTTTAGCAAGAACTAGAAATGGAAGTTTGAAATTTACAATTGATTCCATTGGGCTTAAAATGCGTGCTGAATTAATTGATACACAAACGAATATAGATATTTATAAATCAATTAAATCAAGATTATTAGATAAAATGTCTTTTGCATTTACAGCTAAAGAATCTAGTTATAATGAAGATAGTGAAACAAGAACAATTTTAGCAATTGATAAGTTGTTCGATGTATCAGTAGTTGATGTACCATTTTATGATAGCACTTCTCTATATGCAAGGAATTTGGATAATTCAAAAGATTTTGCTAAAGAATTTGAAAAAAGAAAAAGAGAAAAGTTGCTTAATAAAATGACTAGAAATGAATTATTAAAAAGATTATAATTTCCGACAAGAAAGAATACTGGAGAGTGTTCTTTTTTTGATTTGGACAATGAGATAGGAATTTATGATATATGCTGGAGAGTATATTTATTATTTTAATCTGAAAGGAGGATAAAATGGACAGATTAAATGAAATTAATGCTAGAAAAGCACAGATTAAAAGTTTATTAGAAGATGAAAAATCTGATGTTAATCTAGAAGAAATTAGAAGTGAACTTGAATCTTTAGAAAAAGAGGAAAGAGAACTTAACGCTCAAATCGAAAAAGAAGAAAGAGCGGATAAAGAGGCTAGAGAAGAAAGAAAAAAACTAGCATTAGAAGTTGAAACAAGAGGCGTTCAAATTAAAGATAAGGAGGATAATATGAACGAAAGAAAATATACCATTGCAGATAAAGAATATAGAACTGCTTGGGCTAAAAAAATGATGGGTTTATCTGAAGATAGATTTACTGAAGAAGAAAAAAGAGCATTAGGTGATGCTGTTACAACAACTGCATCAACATTTGTTGCTTCAACCGCATCAGCAAGTGGAGTTAATAATGGTGGACTTTTAGTTCCTACAACATTAATTACTGATTTATTAGATTTAATTTCTCAAGAATCACCTTTCTTTAGAGATATTAGAAAATTACAAGTTAATGGAAATGTTGAATTGCCATTTTTATTTAGTGCTGATGATGCTAAATGGGTAGCAGAAGGATCAGATACAACAAATGAAGGAAAGCAATATAAAAGTATTAAACTTACTGGTTTTGAACTTGCTAAAGATATTGTACTTACTTGGAAAGTTGAAGAAATGTCTGTTGAATCATTCTTAAATTTCATTTTAGATGAATTACAAAATAAAATGGGAAAAGCACTTATTAATGCTGTATTATATGGTACTGGTTCTAATGAACCTACAGGTGTAACAAATGGTTTAACTCCAGTTACTTCAGGAACTGACCCAATTGATACTATCATTAAAACATATGCTGATTTAAGTAGTGAAGAAAGAATTGGTGCTAAAGCATATATTTCTACAAATCTAAACATTGCAATTTGTGGTTACAAAGATAAAAATGGTAATTATCCATTCTTACAAGGAATTTCATATAATTCACTTGTTAAAACAGAAGTTGATCCATATTTAAAAGACAATGATGTAGTTGTAGGTAATGCAAGAAATTATATTTTAAATGAAAATACACCTATTAGAGTTGATCGTGAAATTACTGTTAAAGGTAGAAAAGTTACTTATGGTGCTTATGGAATCTATGATGGTAATAAAAAAGCTAATGCATTTGCATACGGAAAATATACTCCTGCATCATCTGCAACTGGTGTCTAATTAATAATTAATGAGGAAAAGCAATGCTAGAGAAGATTAAAAAAATAAAAGGCATTAATCATAATGATTTTGATGACATTATTAGTGATTATATTGAAGCCGCAAAACTTGATTTAGTAGCATCTGGTGTTGCTAAATCCTGGGTTAAAAATCCAGATAAATTATTGGAATCAGCAATAATTAACTATGTAAAATCTCAAATAGATTCAACGAATAGTGAAATGTATTTTGATGCTTATTCTTTGCAAAAAGACCATATCAGAAAATGTAAAACATATCGAACTGATGTAATAGACAACAGTGAACTTGAAAGTGTATTATATGAAAATAATAAATAAGATTTTAAAAAAGATATTAGGAATAAAATCTCCGAGTAAAGAAATATTCAAAATAATATCTGAAAAAAATTTAGGTCAAACTGAACAAAGTGAGGTTTAAATGGAATATACTGAAATACTTTATTTAATTAAAAATACTTCTGAAAAGGATGATATTGGTAATATATTGAATTCTAAAACGGTTGAAAGAAAAATCTATGCAAAGAAAAATAAAGTTGGTTCAAAAGAATTTTATAATGCAGTAGCAGTTGGAATTACTCCAACTGCTGAACTGCAAATAAATAGATTAAATTATGATAATGAATCTAAAGCAAAATACAATGATAAGATATATTCAATTATTAGAACATTACCCGCAAATGATCCACTAGATATAATTCTAGTTTTAGGTGTTAAACAAGGAACTAAATAATGGCAGATTCTTTTTTAGATATCAAAGAAATTTTAGAAGATTATTCTGAAGATATTAAAGAAAAAATAAGCGATTCAGCAATTCAAATTGCTAAAGAAGGAAAAGACAAATTAGTAAATACTAAAAATACCTATAAAATCAGAAGCGGCGATTACAATAAATCCTGGAGTGTTAAATCACAAAAAGGAAAAGATTTTGTAAAAGCCACTATCTATAATAAAAAACATTATAGATTAACACACTTACTTGAATGTGGACACGCCACCAGAAATGGTAAAAGAACAAGGGAATTTACACACATTGCTCCAGTTGAAAGTTATGTCTCAAAAAAATATCAAAAAGAATGTGAAAATTTAATCAGGAAAGGATAATTTATGGAAGAAAAAGATATGTTTATTTTATTAACAACATTAGGTATTGATGTTGCATACGACCATTTTGATAATGATGATGAACAGCCACCTTTTATTTTATATAGAAATACGGACCCTGATTTGTTTGGCGCGGATGATAAAATCTATTATAAATCAAATAGTTACATAATTGATTATATTGATATTAAAAAAAATGTTGCAAATGAGAAAAAAATAGAAAAATTATTTGATGATAACAATATTTGTTATGAAAAAACTGAAGATTTTATTGATAGTGAAAAAATCTATCAAATAAGATATTTTATTTAATTTTTTAAAGAAGGAGGAAATTGATGAAAATTATTTATGGTTTAAAAAATGTAGTATGTGCTAAATATACAATTAAACCTGATGGCACATATGAATATGCTACACCATTTAAAATCCCTGGAGCAGTAAGTTTATCATTGTCTACATCTGGCGATAGTAATGATTTTTATGCAGATGATGTAATTTATAATTCTTCAAATGCTAATCAAGGATATGAAGGTGATCTTGAGATGGCTCTTATACCAGAAGAATTTAAAACTGATATTTTGGGAGAAACAAAAGATTCAAATGGTGCATTAATTGAAAATGCTGATGCTGAACAAAACGGATTTGCTCTAGGATTTGAAGTATCTGGAGATGTTAAAGCCAGAAGAACTTGGTTTTACAATTGTAATGCTTCAAGACCGAATGTTGATGCAAAAACAAAAGAAAAAAGCATTTCACCATCTACTGAAAAACTAACTATTAAAGCTATGCCTAGATTAAATGATCATGCTATTAAAGTAGTTATGGAACTTACAGATTCCAACAAAACAAAATATGATAGTTTCTTTTCAGAAGTTTACGAAAAAACAGCATCAGTTTAACTTGAGGTCCTCATTTGTTTGGGGACCTTTTTTTATTTATATAAAAGAAAGGAGTGTTAAAAATGGCTAGTAAAAAATTACAAGGAATTACTATTGAAATAAATGGTAATACTTCTAAATTAAATGAATCATTAAAAAATGTTAATGGTACTATTTATAAAGCAAATAATGAATTGAAACAATTAAATAGTGCACTTAAACTAGATCCAAAAAATACTCAATTATTAGCTGAAAAACAGGATGTTTTAAAAAAGAATATTCAGGCATCAAGAGATAAATTGCATCAATTAATAACAGCCCAACAACAATTAGGCAAATATCAAAACCTTACTGAAGAGCAAAAAGAAAAATATAGAGAGTTGTCAGTTGCAATAACATCTTCTAAAAAAGCAGTTGAATCAATGAATA